CGTCATTGCCAAGGCATCTCGTTCGGTTTCGTTTTCCACCTTGCCGAGGGCATCGATGAGTTCCCAATAGACGTCATCGCTGTTGCGAAGTTCACCATTAGCATCGGTAACGCTAACCCCTAACTTGTCATAGGCTTCAACCATCGATTTCGAGCCGTCTTTCGCCGACTTCATCGATTTGATCTGTTTTGCCATTGACTTGGTCAGCGTTTCAGTAGAGACGTCAACCAGTTCGGCGGCATACATATATTCCTGTAGTTTATCTGTTGCAATGCCGGTTACGACACTCTCGGTCAAAACGGTATCAGCATACTGTGCGCCTTCCCGCGACATATCGATGAGTGCCTTGCCCGCGCTGATGGCGGCTGCGGAAACAGCGGCAAAAGCCACGGCGATGGTCGCGGCGGCTGCTTTACATACACCGCCCAAAGCCTCGAAATGCCCGGACGCTTTGTCCGCATCCTTTCCGGCATCCTTGACTTCCTCCCCCATATCATCGGCAGCTTTCCCGGCATTATTGAATCCTTTTTTACTGTCTTCGAGAGCCTGATTGTTTTCGTGTAGCTCTCTTTCCATCTTGTTGAGTTCCGCTTGGGCATTGTTCAGTTGGGTTGCCCATGCTTGCGTTCTTCTGTCATTTTCACCGAAGGAGGACGAGGCATTTTGTAAAGCGGAACGAAGGGTTTCGATCTTTGATTTTTGGGCATCGATGTTCTTGTTCAGTACGTTATTCCGCGCTGTCAAAGCCTCGACCGACTTGTCTTGCGAATCGAAAGATGACTCTACGAGTTTCATCTCCGAACCCAGGACTTTCATTTGGGAGTTGATATCGGCGAGGGCTTTTTTGAACTCTTTTTCGCCTTCGACCCCGATCCTTACACCAAAGTTATCTGCCAAGTTGTCTCACCTCCTTATAGCGTTAAAAAAGGACACCTCTCGGCAAGATGTCCTTTGCCAAATCAAATGCCAAACGGGATCGCTTCGTCAATGAAATGCTCCCTCCTCGGCTTGCTGATCCCGTTGAATTGTTTATAAACCTCCCACTGGTCCAGCAAGTGTCCGAGAGGCATCAGCCACACTTCTTTTTCGGTTCTGCCGAGCAATGTGACTCCGTAGAAAATCAGTCGGGCGAAGAGTTCCTCATCGGATACGCCCTCCGTCCGATCTATGCGTTTTTTGACTCTTCGCTCTTGACCTCTCTCTTCGTACCTTTCAGCAAGGCATCCATAATCGCCTCCTTAAAGGCAGCGATCTCAAACGGAGTGGTCAAAAGTTCCACAGCCTCCTGGTCGAGCAGTTCCCACTTGTCGGTCGGGTTCTGCAAGTTGTGAATAAGAATGGGCTGATTGGCAAGCAGCACGATGAGCCACATCAGTTCATCGAGCGCAAGTTCAAAATTCTCCGCTTTGGAGAGTTTCTCTCCCAGATTACCAAGTCCCCCGTATTTCTTTGCGATTTCCTTCGTTGCCTTGGTCGTGAGCAAGAGTTCGTACTCTTTCCCGCCAAGAACGATCTTTGCCGTTCTCTCTTCGTTCATTATTCGTTACCTCCGCCGTTGGTCGCATAGCTCGGTTCGTATACCGACTCGAACCAGTCCTCGGTGGTCTCGGCCGACACGCCGGTCGCACCTTCGGTGACTTCTGCTTTCCACGGGTGCTTGTTTTGAGCATCCAGTTTATTTCTTCGACTGATCACCCCTTCAATGGTGGGAGTCGAGAACTCGATGCTATCCCCCTTAGTCTTGAGAGAAGTCGAAGGGATGCCAAACAGAACACGATACAGCCAGAAATAGCGATAACGTCCCGATGCGGACTTCGCTCTGAACCCGATTGCCACGGGTTTGGGCGCATCTTCCCCTGCGGAAATCAGGACACCATTCGCATCGAGTCGCGCCCCGGTCAGATCCTGTGCGGTTTGAATACCGATATCGTTGATGCCGAGCGACAAAGTGCCGGACTTAAACTCTTTGATAACCGTATCCGCGCCGTCATCCGCATAAAGCGTAGCCTCCAAAAGCTCAACGTTGATGTCTGCATTGATGGCTTTTGCAAGCTGAACGGGAGTGGCATAGGTTTCGTTTCCGTTAGCATCTTCCGTGATTTTGGAATAAAAAAGTTTATCCAACCCGATAGTTGCCATGTTAATTTACCTCCTGAAATTGATAATTCTTCGCCACGTCAATGGCATAATGGTGATAACCGGTATTGTCTTCACGAGATACATATCTGCGGTCGGTTATCGTGATATCCGCAGACAGTAGCGCCGCCTCGATTCTTCTTTTAGCGGATTGATAATTCCCCTTGTCATATAGAGAAATCCGCACCTCTTCCACATCCTGCTCCGGCTTATTATCCGCAAACAACTCGAAAGAGTCCAGGATAGGAGTGAGAACCGCATATCGATTGGGCGGTTGCTTTGAAAACACCCCGGTTTCCACCGGGATCGAAAGCCCATCCAAGATGGTCACCAGTTCCGACAACAGGCTCATACTTTATCCACCTCGCTGTTCAGCGTATCGATCATCGCCTTTACACAAGCGCTCTTACTCTTCGACTTTGCCTTCTTCAAGAAGGGTTTCGGTGTTTGTCCGTGTTTTCCATACTCGATGATATTCGCAAGCATCGCATTGCTCTTCCCATCGGGACGATTCTCGTCAAAGCCGACCTTGACGTTAAAATCGCCGTTGTAGTCCTGGCGAGGTTTCGAGACACCGAGCGCTTTCACAAGTTCCCCGGTGCTACGACTCTCTTCTTTCGTTCCGTGTCCGATAACTGCGGTTAGCTCCTGTTTGACTTCACTTTCGACAATTTTCGCACCCGCTTCCAGAACTTTCGGAACGATCTCGTCCGTTTTATTTCCAAGCCGAGATAGTTTCATTAAGAAATCATCCGGCATCTGAACCGTGCATTTCGCCACTCGGTCTCACCTCCTTGCATAAAACATCGATATACATCCCTCTGCCGTGGACATCCTCGACCGAAGTGATAACGAATCTGTGTGTATCACAGCGGATGATCTGATCCGTACAGATCTGGACACCGGGGATGACACGAAAGCGAAAGAGGTCGGTAGCCTCCGAAAAAGCCGCCCTGTTTGCCCACACTTTGCTTCCGTGCCGCCCTTCGCGGTATGCTCGAACAGATGCCAACACCACGTCCGCTTGCACGGTAAAGCCCTCGTTGTCCCTTACGTTCGATGGCTGAATGATGTCAATGAACGAGTCCATTCTTCCGAAACTCATACCTTCCACCTCCTGTTAAGTCGAAGGAGCAAGTTGACTGTGTTCCAGACCTGCTCCCCGGCTTGCGGACTGCTGGAAAAGAAACCGCCCGTGCTACCGTCCCTCGACTCGTAAAAGTGCGAGGCAAGCATTATGATCGCTTGTTCGGTTGTCGGCGGTATCGGGTTCTCCGAATAGTACCCCTCCTCGATGTGTTGATAACTCTCCGCATAGGATTTGGCAGCAGTGATATACATCGACAAAAGCTCGTCATCCTCGTTGTGTTCCAGGATTAAGTTCTTTTTTACCTTCTCAAGTAGCGATTCCATCATTGCTGCCTCCTCTTTTTATTCTTCGTCCGGCTGCTTGATAACGATTGTGATGACCGCCTGTTTATGACCATCCGCATCGAGCGTAGCCGTCTTGGGTGTGGTCACGACTTCATCCGCTTTGATCCAAAGGACAAATTCACCGGGCTGATCGAGACCAACACCTTCTGCCTCACTGACATCGGCCGCCGTAGCTGCACCACCGTTATATCTCATCTTCGTCAAAGAAGAGAGACCCGTGCCGATACCAAGACCGATCCACTTGTGAACACCTTGACCGGATGCACCGCTATCATACTCCTCAAGGTCGGCAACATTGGCGGTAATCGTGATAACCGTTCCGTCAATGGTGACCGAGGCTTTTGCGTTGTTTCTCCCACCCACACCGCTCAAATTGGGTGCAAGACGGGTTGAGAAACTCCATGCGTCAGGAGTAATAACCCCTGACTCTTTAAGTTTTACAAGAAGTGCGTTAAAGTCATCCCGAAGCGTAGCAACCGTAGTCGCTTCCGAGGCAGGCTGATTGGGAGCGGAAGACGGGAGACCCGTTACCTTCGCTCCTTCTTTGACTTCAAGTTCACCCCCGATTACGGTCTTTTCACCGCCTTGTTCGGTATAGTTTTTCGTGTTATAGCTCATACGGCTACCTCCTTAAGCGTGCTGCTGAAGGACTTTGATCGCTTCGGGAAGTACCGTCTTGCCGTCAAGACGTTTGAACGCAAGGAAACCGATTTGACCGTTGTCCGCATAGCGTTCGTTGAGGCGTTTGAAGGAAATGCCCTGGCGGTCACCGATCCAGTAGTACGAGAGATCACCGAAGATGATGGTCTTCGCACCGGCAGCGATTTCAGGCGCATACGCAGTGGTGAAATAAGGTCTGCCGAGAATAGTGCTGACCTCGCCTTCCTTGAGAGCGGGCTGGAGCAGATAGTTCCCGGTGGAATCCTTGAGCTTGCGGATCGCCTTGACAGTGTTGTCATTCAAAACCCAGATGGCTTTCTTGCGATACGGAGCCTTGAGGCTGTAGTAGAGATCGATGAGTTCGTCCGCCGTGATCCCCGTTGCGCTTGCGGTCGTGACACCGACTTGACCACCGCCGGTCGCATTGAGAATACCCGTGGGTTTGCCCGTGCCGTTGCCGGTGAGGAAAGCCTCCTCTTCCTTATCACCGATTCTGCGGGTGAACTCTTCCGCGATGTAGTTTTCGAGATCGAAAGCCGAGTCGTTCAGGAGTTCCTCGGAGACCTTGATAATGGTGCCGACCTTGTGAGCATCGAGCTGGACCTGTCCGAAGGTCTCATCGCTCTCGGTGTATGCGCCCTCTTCATCGATCCACGAGGCCGAACCGTGAGATGCGACCACGGGGATCTTGTGAAGACCGCCCGAAGTGGTGATGACGTGAGCGTGCGCACGGATGACCGTATTCTCTTTGAGACCGGTGACGAGTTTGTTTTCAAACTCATCGGGAACGAGATAACCGCCCTCGGTATCCGAGCCTTCGTTGAGGGTGTTCTTCATTTCGGGAGTCACCTCTTTCTTTCTGGTA